AGTCTTCCAAGAATTCAATGATGTTAGATGTTTTCTTGGCCGAGTGCAATGTGATGGGTCCAATTAGACCATGACGGCCTTGATAGCTTTCAGCAAAATCATCCGCGGCATCAATGATGCGGTCGTAAAAAATGTTCAGCGCTTTGTGTTTGCTAAAGCTGCGAGTGTTCAGGTGAACACTGTGCGCCACATCTCTTGCAAGAAACAGCAAACCTAAAAAATCACAGGCTTTCATTGCGGCATCCCCATTTGTGGTTGCTGTTCCATAGACTCCATCGGCATCTCAGCGCCAACATCAACATCACGGCCTGGCATCTCGCCCACCAAATCACCAGAGGTGATCATACCGTGGACCGTGCCCATTACGATGTCCTGAATTTGCTCTGGCGACATAGAAGCCTGAACTTGAGCCAAACGCTTAGTTTCGGCCTCGTATGCCTTGACCTGCGCCTCAAAGTCCTTGCGGTGCATGTCTTGCACTTCAACGGTCTTGCCGACCTGTTGAAGCGTCTGATATATCTGCTGCAACTCTTGACCCATTGCTTCCATCTGCTGCTGAGCAGCGGCCAAAGCTGGGTTGTCTTCACCATCACCCATCAACTTAGGATCAATGGTTTTGGCAAGGCGTTTAGCCATTTCTTGAGCGCCAGGCCAATCCATGTTTTTGACAAACAAGTCACCGGCTACAGCCCACAATTCTTTATTACCGTTAAGCATTTGCGCCATGCCTTCCAGCGCCTCTTGACGTTTAGTCGCGTAGCCTGGGCCGGTGGTTGCAACGACATCGTACTTGCCAACGCCAGGGTTGTAGATTTTCTCAAGCACAATTCCGTTTTGGTCCACAATTTTGTTGACCGGCTCGGGCTGCTCAGGGTTAATCTTAACCATCTTGGTGTCGCCATCTTCACCAATAATTCGGGCGATGCGCTGTGTGTCGTAAATCTTAGGAATCAAGTCCACCAACTGACGGGCCACATGACGCACGCCACGGGCTAAATTATCCCCGTAGTGATATGTGCCCACATCGCCCTCTCGCTGACGCGCAAGAATGGCTTTGCCTGAACGCTCATTGGATGTCATCCCCAAACTTGCGTTGTATTGTCCAGTGGTGGACTTGATGTCTTCCGATGCACCAGCTTTGGCTTGCAACAACCCGCTAGACGCCATTGGCGGCTGAGCACGCTGTGGCAGTGGCACAACACTGCCTTGGCCGTCTGTAACATCAGGATTAACCTCTAAATACGGCCAATTGTTGGTGTTAGCGGTCTTCCACTTGTCTTCGTAGCCTTCAAACTGGCCGCCATAGCCAATAAATGGCGCTTTTGGCGCTAAAGCCAGCATCTCAGCCTCTTGGCTCACCCAATAGTTGTACATGCGCTGGGCGTCTTTGGCGTTTCTGACCAAACCAGACACATACAAACGGCCATCCACCTCAAATTCATTGCCAACAATCCGAATGACGGGAATATATCTGCCTGCCCATTCGCGTTGCTCAAGGATTTCGTACCCATTGATCTTGCAATACCGCACTTTTGGGCGGTCAGACTCGCGGGACTTTAAAGGCTCGCCGTAAAACGCTTTTAATTGCTTGTCTTCAGGTGTGCCAGCAAATGCCGTAGCGTTGCCAGGGTACAAATTCAGTGTTGCGCAGTCGTAATCAATGTAATAGTAGTCGGCAACGCGGACTGTGTCCTCATTGAGCCAATTGCTGATCGACTGGTCGCCCACACCCAACGACTGGAGCGTGGTGATCGGCGCTGCATCGGGATACATGCGCTCAAATTCTTCTTTGGTCAGGTCTTCGGTAATAAAACAATACTTGGCATCCGCACCCGTTGGGTCTTGGATCGTAGGATCCATGTAGACACTGAAACTGTTGCGTACACGGCCAATTTTGATGTCTTGGTCAAAAGAGTTGTCATCACAGTACTCAGTCAGCAGACGAATATACCCTTCGCCATAAGACACTTGATTCTCGCAAGCCGTGTCATAGGCCACATCGGCATCACTGATGTATTCAATGTGCCGGATCATGCCATTGAAAATGTCGGCCACCTCAATGTCGGCGTTGTCGTCCACAGGAATGACTTTAGCGCCTGGGCGGTTTTGCCGTTGGTCGTTAGTGACTTGCCGCACATGCTGGGGCAGCTTGTTAATGGTCAAGCAGGGACGGGCGTTGATGGTTTGGCCTTGCACCGCACCGCGGGTAGCCAGTACATCAGCAGGCCACTGCCAATGGTTGTCGGGCGAGCCAGCGTAGAACTTCAAGTCATCGTTTTCATCTTGACGGGAATCTGAAAGCGCAGACATCGCCATGTCCAACCTTGCACGCGCAACAGTCAGAATGTCTGAATCAGACTTCAGTGGTTTGCCGCCAGCAGCTACATTAGCCGCGGCGACCATTCCCGTTGGATCAGCCATTTTTACCTTTCGGTGTAGGCTTAGATTGTACAGCACGTTTAACTGCATATGCAATTGCCACGGCCTGCTTGACCGGCTTGCCAGCTTTGACTTCAGCAGCTACGTTCTTGCGAAACGCCTCTGGTGATTTAGATTTAACGAGGGGCATGTTATTTCTTCTTTGCCGTCTTAGCAGAGTCTTTAAAATCTTTGGCCGTAGGCGCTGCTTTGCTGCCCACTTTGTTCATCTTCTCGCCAGAGCCAGCTTTGATGCGCTCTTGTTTAGCATGAATTGCAGCGTAGAGACCTGGGTCACCGGGTTTTTTCATTTGTATGCTCCAACAGTAAGGTTTAATTTATCGTCGCCTAAAAATTGAGCGACATCTCGGCACAAATCGTAAAACGCATCGAATTCAAAATCTGATTTCATGCGGTTAATGGCTTGACAAACCAAAATTGTGTTTTCTGGAGTGTACCCAACATTGCTATCAATACGCTCTATGGATACCGTATTGAGTTTTCCTGTTTCTAACGTCATTAAACGCCCGCTGTACGCGCAAACATTGGCTTGCATATTCCAGCAATTTACAACATCGGCAATTTTAAGCTCAAACAATTGTTGGCGTTTGGCGGCGCTTTTCTTGGCGTTTTGCAAAAACACTTTAGCGCGGCCTTCAATTGTAGAATTTTGCTTTGCCCGTGAACGAAGATTGCCTTCAGTGCAACATTCTTTGCACCAACTGTGAAAGCCATCGAGAGTTAGGCCGTGCTTAAAAAACAAATTTTGAGGTTTGTTTGTTTTGCACTTAAAACACGTTTTCATTAACACTTCCATCTTTTAAGCGCCGCCTTGGCGCGTTCACCGTCTTTGGCATTCGCCGCTACCGCACCCATTCTTGCACAAAATGAATCCTTGCGGCCTTGGTCCGCTTTGGTCTTTGGATTAGGCGCTGGCGCTTTCAAGTTTGAACCCGTGGCCGCATTGTATTTTTCGCGCCCCTTTTCAGTCAAACCCGCACCCTTGGACACCGGCAACTTTTCACCGCGCCCGACAGATAAAGAAACTGATTTCTTTGTAGCCATGTTAAGACCCCATCCAACTGGTTGAAACTGCACCACGGTCTGAAGTCCGTAGTGTACGAGTTTTTTCATTGTACTCTCGGTGCGCCACAGGAAACGCAAAGGTCACGCAAATCGCATCCGCCGCATCAGGTGACGCCAACCCCCGCGCTTTCATGTCCTTCTTAGACTCCAAAAATATAGTTCCTTTGGAATCAGGCTTAATCATAGGCGAAATTAAATCAGTCTTCAAGAACCTGTCTTTAGGAATGCTTGCCGTCCTTAACCAATCCTTCATTTTGCCCCACATCTCAGCCCTCTTGTTGCCATACATGATAGGACTCGCACTCTTGTTCCCAAAGTTTACACCCTTAATCTTATACCTTTGCTCTTTCAACCTGTCCACAATACCCCCACCCAAACCACCCTCATCAATCACCACCAACGCAGGCTTCCACTCCTCAATCGCCTCAATAATGTGCCCCACCACCGTCATCGTGTCATCCCCCCGATGCCGCATAATCTTCACAATGTCCCGCCCCTGCCTCACCGCAATCACCGTTGCGTCCGCACCAAACCGCGCAGGGTCTACACCAATAATAATTGGCGCAGTCTCATCCTTGTACTTCTCCCTTGTCATCGCCTCATCCACAATGTCTGCCGGTATAAATTGATCATCCCCCTCTGACGGAAACATCCCATACACTTCAACATGCGCCTGACTACTCTCAGAACCATACTCCTGAATAATCCTCTCATACACCGCCTTGTCCGTTCCCTCCACCGTCCGCGCATCCACCACCCTAGTCGCCCAAAAATCCCTCTTACTGTTAAAACACTCGTAAAAATACCCCGTGTTGCGCCTCGGATTACTGAACGCCAACCAAAACCTATTCGGCGTGTTCTCCGTAAAAAATCCACCAGTAACAGACCATATCGGGTCCGCAATACCCGACGCCTCATCAAAGATCACCAACACACCATCATAGTTATGCACCCCCGCATAAGCATCCGGATTCTCCTCACTCCACAACCTACCCTCCACTCCCCAATACCTCGTCCCCTTCTTTAAATCCCCCTCCACCAATTCAG